GTTGCTGTTTCTGAATTGTTGAATGGCGCTGCTACTGGTTCAGGTGTAACTGGTCTTGGCGGTCAAACATTTACTAATGACCCTGCAGATAAAGCTTTTGGCTTCTATGCTGACTTAGGCGCAAACAAAATTGTAACTGGCAATGGTATTTCACCTGCTGGTGCTACTAACTATGCGTATCAAGGTGCTTCACGTGCTGAAGGCTTCTTGAATGCATTTGGTATGGCATTTAAAGATTATGAACCAGAGTGGGCATACTTAGTTGTGTCTCCTGAAACTTTGGCTTCATTCCGTAGTGCAAACTTCGTTGATGAAACAACTGTTGTTGATGGTAATATTAACTTTAACACAATCTTTAATGGCAAATTCCGTTTAATCACTACACGTGCTAACCAATCATTGTCCTCTGCTGAATTAGCTAAAATCAATGGCGGTGCTGGTATTGACGTAGTTGGTACCAAAACTTCATTCATCGTATTGCCTGGCGCAATCGCTATGGAACAATTAATGGTTCCTGATGCAACTGAAGTTTACCGTGATGCTAACAAATATAAAGGTGGTGGTACAACTTCTATTTGGAATCGTTGGGGTTATGTATTGGCACCTGCTGGTTACGACTGGAATGGTTCTAAAACTGCATTCCCATCTGATGCTGATTATATGGGTGTTGTTGAAGGTGGTGTTACCAAAGCACTTACTGCAGCTTCAGTTATTGCTAGCACACGCGGTGTATGGACACGTAAAACACAATCTGCGTTATCATTAGGTATCTTACCTGTATTCCATTCTTAAGGAGTAAGTCATGGCACTAGTTAAAGGTGTTAATTCAAATGCTACCGTAACTGAGGCCAATACTTATTTTGAGAACAGACTAGATGTGGCAGCATGGACTGACGCTCCTGATCTTCAGAAAGAACAAGCTCTATGTACTGCTACATTTATGTTGGATGAATTGGATTGGATCGGAGTAGCTACAGATTCAACACAATCACTAGCTCATCCTCGTAAAGATGGTGAATATTTTGATCCTAAACTTGGTATACTTGTTTCTTTGGTTTCTACTGTTGTTGATGTAAGAGTCACTAAAGCTACTTATGAGCTGGCTTATCATTTATTAAATAATGATGGACTCTTAGATAATACAGGCTTAATTAAAGACTTAGAGCTTAGCGGTATTAAACTTAGTGTTATTAGACCTGCGGATAAAATTCCTATGGTTGTAAAGACACTTATCAAACCATTACTCCGGAATAGTGGTAAGAGAACATGGTGGAGGGCTAATTAATGGCTTATAATTCATTAATTGGTGTCCAGCTAAATAAAGCATTTAATGCAGCTAAGGACTTAGCTATTGAGGCAGTGTTTACAAAGACAACTTCTTCAGAATTTGACTTTAGCACTGGTGAAGTTAATGATACAACTATACCTTCGATAACAACAAAAATAATTATTACAAAAACGTCTAAAACTCCAGAAGCGAAAACGATGACTATTATGTTTAAAACAAAAGAAGTTGGATCGTTTTCCATGACTGACCATGTGTATATTGGTAATGATAGATGGCATTTTGGCAATGTGATTACTTCAAACAATCACATTTCAGTTGTTGAACTTTATCATGAGATCTAATTATGGGTAAATATGAATTATTAGAGAAAGACGTTTACTCAGTATTTTCATCTAATGAATGGAAAGCTGAAAACATAAAAACATTCCCGACAAATTTCGTAGTTATGAATACTACTAATGATGAATTTATTCGCGTATCAGTGATACCTAGTGGAAAACCTATAAATAGATACTCATTAGCAGGCATTCTCATAATTGATATTTTTATAGCTGCAGGCTCTGGCACAAGACGTGCTATGGTGATAGCAGATACCTTAGATAGATATCTTGTCGATCAATCTAAGAAAACGGGTACAGGAACGACTCAATTTGGTATTAGCAGTTTGGTTCATAATGGACCAGATAAAGCTTTACCAGTTATTCATAAAAGTACCTACACAATTGATTTTAACTTCTACGGAAGTTCTACTTAAATTTAAAGGGATTAAAAATGGCGGCTAATCATATTAGTTCTATCAGCAGCGCAATGTTTACAAATTTGTGCATGACTACTGCAACTCAAGCAGCGACAGCATTACCGACAGTTGATGGTACTACAACTAATATTTTCAACAATACAGCTAACTTTGTTGAAATTCGTAACATTAAAGAATTTCCTGCAATTGGTACACCTGCGAATATTGTTAAAGTTCCTGAATATGGTTCAGAAACTTCTTTCCAAATTCAAGGTCAAGCTGATGCGCCTCAAATGGAAATTACTTTAAACTATGTGCCATCTGAATGGCAAGGTAACGTACTCTTAGGCACAACTGCCAAAGTAGGCGGAAAAGGTTTATACATGTTTAGATTTGCATTGTTAGCAAAAGCACCTGGAGATCTATTAGAAGGTTTTGGTGGTGTTCAAAACTCTTGCTATTACTTCTTAGGTAAATTAGAAGCTTTAGAAGTAACTCCTAGTTTAACTGACGCAATGACCGCTAAATTGACTATTTCAGTACAATCGTCAATTAATGGCGCATTTTCAAATTAAGGAGTGAATAAAAATGGCACATATTAAATCTTTAGGCGCAGCACGGTTTGCAGACCTTTCCATGTCTTTATTAACAACTGCAACTGCTACCGAAACAGGCGCTTCAGCAATTACGTACGCTAATCTAGAAACTATTGTTTCAAAATTTGCTACTACACCTACAGGCAGTGGTGTTAATGGTTCTAATAACACAGCACTTGGAACAGCTTTAACTGCGGTTGGTGTAACTGGCGCTAGCCAAGCATTATTTTCATCTGAAGTAGTTAGTGCGGATACAATTAATGCTCCAGCTTTGGCTGCTTCACCTAAATATGTAAGAATTAGACATATTAAAGAATTTCCAACAATTGGTACACCTGCAAATATTGTTAAAGTGCCTAATTATGGTAAGAAAAACTCTATCCAAATTCAAGGCCAAGCTGATGCTCCAACAATGGAAGTGACGCTTAACTATATTCCTGCATTGTGGGCTGATGGTAATGTCTATGGCGGTACAGATGCAGCAACTTCTAAAACATTTGCTAAAATTGGTGATGGCCGTGTTTATATCTTCAGATTCTCTTTATTAGATACTAGACCAGAAGGCTATGATGCAGAAGTTGATGCTTCAGGTGATGGCGACGCTATTGGCGGTGATGGTTCTACTTCATTGAATCAAGTTGAAAATACAAGCTATTACTTCTTAGGTAAATTAGAAGCTTTAGAAGTAACTCCTAGTTTAACTGATGCAATTACAGCTAAATTAACAATTGCTGTACAATCAGAAGTTTATGGTGCATTTACTGTAAACTAATTTAACTTTCCTCTTATGAGGAATGCGTAGCAGCTGGCGCAATTAAAACACCAAAGCTGCGTTTAATTAAAGGATAATTATGGCACAAGATAAACCATTTAGCTTAGAATATGTGGTTGGCATAACTGTCAAACATATGTTAAAAAGCATAGATATTAGCATTAATAAAACATTCGAAAGAACGAAAGACGATACTTTGTCTCCTGAAAAGAAAACAGAGGCTTTCGAAACACTCTCAATTTTACATCAAATGCGAGCACAACTAGATGAACGCAAAATTAATCAAGGTAAGTAACATGTCAGAAGCAAAAGGTATCAAAGCTCTTGTTGGTCAACGTATGACTAAAACAGTTAAATTTTTAACCGGAGATGTTAAAATCTCTAAATTGACCGTCTCTGAAGTTTTAGAAATTCAAAATAAAGCTAAAGATGCAGATAAAGATGAATCAATTGGTTTGGAATTAATTAAAACAGTAATTCGTTCTGCTGTAGAAGGCGGTACTGAATTAGACGATAGCGAATTTGATAATTTCCCAATGGACGAATTATCTAAATTGTCTAATGAAATTATGAAATATTCTGGTCTAGGACAAGATGCGGGAAAGTCTGCTTAGGCCCTGAAGAACTACCTATATTTGAGTTAGCCTTTCATTTGAAAATGCCTGTATATAAAATATACGAAGATATGACATATGAAGAGCTTTTAGGCTGGTTTAGTTATTTAGAACAAAGGCCTATTGAATGGCGAGCAGACGACAGAGCTGCAAAGCTTATTCAAGTACAGGGAGTTAAAGAAAAACCTTGGCAACTTTTTACTTCATTAGATGCTATTTATAATCCAAAATCTAATCAAGATAAGGAAGAAGGCGAATTTGATCCTAATAGTTTCAAACGTTCTGGATTCTTCCAACAATTAGCTAAGGCTTCTGGTGGCGAACAATTATTAGGAAAGTAGATGTCTGTTAAAGTTAATATAGATCTTTCTAAAGAGCTTTCTAAAGAAGGTGAAAAAAGAAAAAAGATCGAAATGGAAAAACTAGTTAACTCTTTAAGAGATGCTACTCCTGTTGATACAGGACGTGCCAGAGCTGGCTGGAAAGTTGAAGAAAATAAAATAATTAATGATGTGGAATACATTGATGAATTGAACGCAGGCTCAAGCAAGCAAGCACCTTCACATTTTATTGAAAGAACACTACTAGCGAATCGAAACGTAAGTAGCAACGGTACAATAGTTGTACCAAAATAAAAGATGATCATACCCCTTTATTAATGCCTGATGGTGTTGGTAAAGGGTTTTTAATGGAGATTTGACAATGTCGGGTATCGTAATTGATGTCGAAGCTAATACAAGGAAAGCGCAGAAGAATCTAGACGAAGTAAATGTTGCAGTTAAAAATATCTCATCAAGTGTAGATGGGTTGACTAATGGATTTAAAAATGCTTTTGTTGCCCTTGGAACAGCATTCACAGCGGGTCAATTATTTGACCAATTTAAAACAATTACAAGTGATTTACAACAAGTAGAAAATCAAATAGCACTTGTAACAGGGCGCTCATATGAGCTATTAGAAGTTCAAAGAAAACTAAGAGATGTTTCAAAAGAAACATACGCATCATATTCAGATACTGCTTCTGTATTTGCTTCTTTTGGCAGATCGATGGGAGATGTTAAAACATCTTCAGCTGATTTGTTAAAACTCACAACTACTATACAAAAAGCTATTGCAATTTCTGGATCAAGTCCTGAGGCCGCGAAAGCCGCTATTATACAATTAGGGCAAGGACTTTCAGCAGGTGCATTGAGAGGTGAAGAGTTAAATTCTGTAATGGAGCAAACTCCGCGTATTGCAAAAGCTATTGCAGACAGCATGCACTTAACCTTAGGCGCAATGCGGTTACAAGCAGCAGAAGGAAAATTAACAACTGAAGTTCTAGTAAGGTCTTTTAAAGAGCAAGCTAAGGTAATTGATAAAGAATTTAATAACGTAATACCTACAGTTTTATCAGGGTTAACGCGAATTACTGAAGAAGCTGAATTAATTGGAAATTCTTTTGCAAAGGGCTTAGGCGCAATTAATCTGACTGGGCAAACTCTCAGTAAACTGGCCGATACATTAGGTACTACAGCCGATTCTGCATTTATTATTGGCGCTAGCATTACTAGTACTTTTAAAAATATTTCAAATTCACTAGAATACAGTCTTGCTGCTACTATCATAAGAGTCAAAAGACTATTTATGGCTTTTTCAGGAGCATTAGTTGAAACAGGAATTGCAACGTTCATCTCTAATACTGCAGAATTGCTTACTGTTTCTTTTAACAATATATTTGGCGCATACGAACGAAATAGGATTAGACTAGGTAAGTTGATTAAAGCGCCAATAGAAGGCAATTTATTCTCAAGAATTTTTGCTTTTCCTGCAGGGGCGCTCAAACAAAACTTTACAGATATAAACGATTTATTAACTCTTGAAGTTAAAAGAATGGGGATTGACTTTAGAATAAAAGTAAAATTCCTAACTAAAGTATTTAAATTTGCAGGACAAGATCTCTGGTTGGCATTCTCAGAAGGCGTTGCAGATGCCTCTAAAACAGTATTTAGATGGACTTCTACATTAGCATTTTTCAAATATAATTTTAAATTATTACTTGGCGATATCATTACTCTGGCTTCTGAGTTCTTAGCCGCTGCAGCTGTTTCATTTGATACAGATGGGATGATTAATAATTTCTTAAATGGATTTTCCCCAATATTAGGTACATTAAGTAGAATTTTTGCAAATGTATTAAATCTTGCAAGCAGCTTTATGGACACCCTTTATAAAGAATTGTCTAATTCTGGATTTGGTGCAATAAGTTCTATATTTGAACCTTTTGCTAAAATATTAAAATGGATTATACCTGTATCTTTAGACTTTTTATTTGTTTCTGATAAGAGTCTTGTAGATACGACCACAGCTTTTGTTTCTAATACATTAAATCAAGTTCTTATTGGTGTAGAAAAATCCACTAAGTTTTTAATGGAACTTGACATTTATACATTTTTGAGTGATGAACTTACTCAAGTAGCAATGCTCTTTTCTGAAGTTTTTAATACTATCGAAGAATGGATAGATAGAATTGCTAATGCACTATCTAAAATAAGCTTGGGAGATGGCGTTACAAACTTGTTTGATGGTATATTACTACAAACAGAAAAATTAAAATCCGTTATTTCCGTCATCAAAGATTTTGGTGATAGTGTAATTGATATCTTCTTTAAGATTTATGATGCAGTAATTGGACATTCATGGTGGACAGATACAGTAGAAAATGTAGTAGAAACTTCAAAATCGTTATGGGATAATTCTAAAAGTGGATTAAATAAGTTTGCTGCAGGTATTGTAAGATTATTTGAAACAGTATATAATAAAATTGGTGGAATTCTTAGCCGATTAAAAGAATTAGATTTTAGTGATGAAATTCAGAGTATAACAGACGGATTAGATAGTTTTGTCCCTGGATTAGGTAGTGTATTTACAGTACTTGTCACAGCAGCTAAATATGCATTTAATGCTATTGAAGCAATGTTTAATAGCCAGTCTACTAAATCCTTTTTAAAAGAAATGGGTCGTGGTAATTTTAGAGATGCATTTGATCCATTAATTTCTTCAGCTAAAGCTGCTCTTGCAGAAATGGATAATATATTTATTGCTGGATCAGCATTATTGGCGGCTTCAATAGCAACTGCCTTCTTGCCTGCAGCATTAATGAATACATTGCTTGGCAAGGCAATTGGAACTATTGCATTAGTATCGGGCATTTCCTTAAGTATCGGTGTAACCGATATCGTATTTGATGCCTCTCTTGGTGAAAAGATTGGTAAATTCATAGGTGGCTCTTTAGCTACTGTAATTAATAATTTATTTTCAGATTCTAATGCAGGCATTGTTAGTGAAACAATAAGTGCGTTTTCAAATTTCTTTAATTCATTAGCGTCAGGGCTTCCTGTTGTAGGTTTGCTATATAGCGGCCTTATGAAAATATTTGACTTATTTTCATTAGCACCTGCGGCTGGTATAATAGGCGCATTCTTTTTAGGTAAAACACTCACTTCTACTTTAGCAGCTTTTGGTATTTATTCTAAACAAATGATGAGCATCAATAAGATGTTCACCAATACTACAGATTTCTTTACTGGAAAATATGCCCCAAAAGGCCCTAATGTTGCAGGTTCAATTTCAAAGAACGTGTACGGTGGTGCATATAAAACACAAGCGCTTGCAGCTACTGCATTGGTTGCAGACTATATGGGAGTGTTTGATGGTGCGTTTAGAAATGATCCAATAGGCAAAGCATATTTAGAAGTTGGCGCAATGTACATGCTGTTCGCAGGTGATCATGGCGTAGCTAGAATTAAGTCAGAAATTATTGAGCCAATAAAGAAAGGTCTTATTTCAATGACATCGTCGCTTACACCAGGACTAATGGGATTCTTTCAAAAAGGTCCAAGAGCTTGGGCGAGAGGAAGTGACGGATTGCTGCGATTAACGCCAAGTCCTTCTGAGTTTGATAAATTAAGATCTGGCACAGGGAAATTCTTTTCTGAATTTGCTTCAAATGTAAATAAATATAGTCAAGGTGGTTCTAATAAATCCTTATTAAATCAATTATTCTTTGGAAGTGGTGCAGTTGATCCTAAAGGGACATTTGGGAAAACATTGATTTCATGGGACAAGGGCATTAATAACGCAGTTGCAAACGCCAAAAAGTCTAACAATATCATGGGTGAAATACTAAAATCTATGACAGTCAGACGTGCAATGATGGTAGGAGTGTTGGCTTACGCTTTATTTAGCAGCGTTTCGCAAGCAGCGGAACCTAATAAAACTCAGCCAATGACGCCATTTACACCGCTGAATCCTGAACCAAAGCCTAAGACAGAAGACTCAATGTTTGATATGTCCTCTGCAAATAAAGTTGCAATAGGCGCAGGGATTGCATGGAATGCATTACTTATAATAAAACCATTAAGAGAGCAATTAATAAAATTCCTGGCAGGTGAAACAGGGATTCTAGCCATACTGGGCAGTGTTACCAAATTTACTGCAACATGGTCAGGTAAGCTAATCGGTGCATTCTTTAGAAATATGATTGACCTTGTAACGATGTCAGCACAAGAGTGGCCAGCAAGAAACTTGCCGCCGTTAGTGAGACTTGGTCAGTCTATTCAAGTAATCTCAAAAGGTTTATTAGCAACTGCTTTCAGAAGTATTTTCTTTTTACCGGAAGTACTTGCACCTACGAGTGCTAAAGTGTTTGGTAATGCAATGCTTGCAAGTATGTCAGGTATTTGGAAAACAGTAGAAATGAAGTCTTCTTCAAATGCATTTACTGCTGGCGGCTTATCATATTTTGCAGGCATTCGTAAAGGCTATACTAATCTTAAAACAATTGGTAATGCAATTATTGATTCTGCGGCGAAGGAAAGAGCATCAGCCTTTCCGCAAATATTGAGAAAAATCAAACCTAATTTCCGTTTACTAGAGAAAGAATTAATGGCAACAGGGCCTAGTGGCACTGCTAAATATCCTTTCTTTGCACGCATGATGCCTGATATAAAATCTGGCGGTAAAGACCTTTTAAAGTCAAGTACTTTACAAGAGTTTTTAGATAAAACTAGAGCGGGGCTAGCAGAGGGAATGAAAACCAATGCAGCTTATTATAAATCTTTAGATACAATAAGCGGTAGAGCAAAAGCGTCAATGCTTTCTTCTGCATTAACTGTAACAACTTTCCAAATAAGTAATTGGCAAAGATTGTTCAGAGCTGTTTCAATGACAGGCACAGCGCTAACTAATATTGCAAAATTAAGATATGCTGTATTACCTTTATTAGCTTTTGCAGTAGGCCAGCTTGCTAGTTATAGATTATCTGATACTAGAAAAGAAGGTGAAAAACCACCTGGACTTTTTGGAACAGATAAGAGATTTGGTGTAGATTATCTTGGCACAATGCCAATGCTAGACACTCAAATGCCAGTATTACCGTTTGCACTTTCGGCTGGTTTAACGGCTTTTCAAATTAATCGCGCAATTAAGAAAAGACAACTTGCACAAGCAACTAATCTATTTGAGATGGGTGGATCTATAGGAGAAGCGCCAACTAAAGAATCTCTAATGGCCGAAAAAGTACGTAATAAATCTTCTATTAGATTTGCGGAAATGACGACAGAAGAACGTGCTGGATTAAGAATACCTGCAACAGCGCAAACGTATGCTGCGATGGGTACAGGGACTCCTGAGAATATTGCTAAGCGTACAGCAAAATTTAATGCAATGCCAGTTATTGAACAACGCGCTCAAATAATCCCTGCAACAATGAATACGTATTTAGCGCATCAAAATGAATTGCTAAATGATCCTCGTAGAAATCCTTTTGGTGCAGCAGGTAAATTTGGAGCAGGTGTTGCGGCAAGTATTGGGGGAGCTACTGCGTTAATTGGCGGCGGAGCAATAGGTGCAGCTATTGGAAATAAATTAGGTGGAGAAGAAGGCGCTTCTTATGGTGTAGCATTAGGCACAATGGTTGGCTTTCATTTCATGGGTGCCTTCAAAAATGCTCTTGTAGGTCTTGCAGAAGGTATTGGGCTTGCGCGATTTGGTGGCATGATTGCATTTCCAGTTTTAACCACAGGCGTTCTCATTAGTTTCTTGGTTGGTGATGGTTCTATGATGGACCAAATTCAACGATTAATTGACAGTTCTAAAGCGCTTTTAGGTTTTAAAACAGATCCAGTGGAACTTAAAACAGGATTGAAAACATCAACGATGAATGAGTTAGGCCTTTCTGGCTTGACTGTTTCTGACAAGCGCGAGAAGATTAACTTTAAAGCTTTACTTCCTAATGATGAAAAGATTTTAACCGAGAAAAAAGATGCTTTAGATGCAGCAGCGGTAGCGCAATATAAAGAACGAAAAGGGCCTACTGGAGCGGTTTCACAAGCTACTTCAGATGCGTTCAAAACAGCAGCATCTGAGTTCAACAGCGCAATGGAGATTGCGTATCTAACAACTCAAAGACAAGCTAAAGATATATTTGCAACATTGGGTGAAGATCTCGTTCCAAGATCTGGATTTTTCGATGAGGTAAGTTCAGTCTTTTCTGATAAAACGTCTAAAATAGATTCTGGGATGGATTACAAGAATTTTAGAATTCCGGACGAAAAGGGTTTTCTATACACTGATGCCTCTAAAGAACTTGGCAGAGACTTTATTAAAACTGTCCAAGAAGCAAGAAAAGTTTATCAAAATCCTGCAGCAGATCCTACTGTTAACAGAGATATATTAGATGAGTTAGATAAGCTTAGTCAACTTAAAACTAGTTTAACAGATACAACAACTGCAACAGGCTTTTTAGATGAAGGCAAGGCCAAAAATGTATCTAAAAGCTTAAAAAATTCTGTACAAAAAGTAAAAGATTTGACATCAGAAGGCAATTATAAAATAAATGATGCTGCTGCAAGAAATTCATATACAAATAGTATGACTGATGTGTCTACTAAATTAAAAGCAGCTGACTATACTGGGGATATTTCAAAAATAAATTTACCAGCATTAGAAGGTTCTTCTGAATTCAGAGGTTATTTAGACAGATTAAGTGTAACTGCGAAATTACTTAAAAAGCCAATTGGTGATAAAGAACGCCAGTCTTTAATGGATGCAAAAGCACAAGATTTCAAAATAGTAGAAATGCTTATTAAGCAAGCTGATGAATCTACTAAGTCTACTGTAACTCAGTTAGGCGATTTTGAATCAGAACTTGGGTTAACATTGCCTGCATCATTAAAGAAAGTTTCTGATCCTGCAAGTCTAAATCCTTTAATAGATCAATTAAAAGACTCTGTTAGAAACAAATTATATTCTGAAATGCGCGTTGGAGAATTATACCAAGCGCCTACTGAAGGCTTATCACCATATTCAGATGAACGTAAAAGAATTGACGCTGAAAATGAAATTCGTGCAAAAGAATACAATGCTCGTAAAGAGGCTATTACAAAGGGTACAGCAAATTATAATTTAAGCAGAATGCGGTCTGTTAAAACAGCTTCTGAAATTCAATTTAAAGATCCAGGTGCCTTCCAAGACTTGCTTAAAAATGGTAGTTTTGGTATTGATGTTCGTCAATTGCTTGCTGGCTCTGGAATGGAAGAGACGAGAAAAGTAATTAAAGAAATACAAGACTTACAAAATCAAAAAGAAATTGGGTTATTAGACCCTGCCGTTGATTTTGAAAAGCTTAATGACATTAATAACAACTTAGATGATATTGTTGAAAAGTATAAGACAATAGATATGTCTACAAGCTCTTTGTTAGATGGTTTGAAAAATGTTGAGATACGCGGATTGGCAGGTAGCTCTTATCGTGAAATGCAAGATAGAGGTATCGAGATTGCTAGACTTAGAAGAGATCTTGCTAAAGGCAAAGACAAAATGTCTAAGTCCGACTTTGATGCTAAATCTGCTGAACTTGATCAAAAGATTTATGAAAACCAACAAGCTTCTCTATCCGCTAGAATGGGTACATCTGAAGCTATGCAAAGCACTTTTGCTGCAGCAGGTTGGAATACAGCAAGCATTCAAGAAGCAGTTGGCCTTCAAACTTTAGATTCATATAATCAATTAGCAATAACTTTAGAGAGACTTAAAGAAGCGCAGAAAAATGCTGAGCCTGGGTTAGCGCTTGGATATAATGCTCAAATTGCGTCTGTTGAAAGAGCAATGGATAGCTTGAAAAACCATTCGTTTGAAACTGGACAAACTATTCAAAATACTTTTAGTGGCGTTGGTTTATCTTCAGCATCTGATTTTAAACGTGTACCTGAAAGTGCTGTTAAAGAATTCTATTCACTAGGTCGTGAAATTGAAGCTGTGCAATATTTGATGACACAACCTATGAGTGTTGGCCAATTCAATGCATTAGAAGATAAGTTAATTACTCTTGAAGAAAGATCTAAAGCATTAAATAGTACATATGCTTCTATTTCTACTAAATTTGCATCTGTAAATGAAGTATTTGGGACAAGTTTAAGTAACATGGATTTTGTGAGTCTAGGCTCAGGTTTAACTAATGCATTAGCAAAAACAGCTCAATCACTAAAAACACAATTAGCTGATGAAATGGAGAAAGGATTCCTATCTGTTAAAGCAGAAGGCCTGATTGTTGCATTAGATGAGTTATCAACTAAAGGTGAATATCTCAAATTCTTTGCTGATCTTGCTAAGAATACTCGCGAGAGTTTCAAAGCAGGCTTCCAATCTTCTTTAGATAAAATCAAAGCGGCTTTACCTGATTTAGAAATCAGTATGTATCGATTAGCTTCTATGAAAGATCAAGGAAAAGGGCTTGCCAAAGAAGCTTTTGATATTTCAGCAATAGAGACTCTTTTAGGTAAGGGTAATCTTCTTTCAGATAGCCAAAAAGAAATTATAAGTGGCTATGATAAATATAATGCTGCAGAAATACTAACTAAATTAAAAGATGATTTTGCTAAAACAGGTGGAGACTTTGCAAAAGCATTAGAAACACCATTAGAAAGCAGTACTACTGCAACTAATAATTTAGTAACATCTTTAGGCGATCTTGGAATAAAGGTTGATGCATTAGCAACGGCATTTAGCAATCCTCCAACTCCTGCAGCTACAGTGCCTGCTGTTCCAACTGTGCCTGATACTAACATATTGTCGCCTTATTTACCTCCATCAACAAATACACTTACAGGGCCACGTTCTAATTCTTGGCTTAATGAGATTCCTCAAAAAGTTGAGGCAGTTACAAAAAGCACTGTTGAATTAATGGCGGAAGCTAGTAAGTCATTAGGGCTTGATCCTAGAGTACTTGAAGCTATCTCTAATTTAGAAACACATAATCGTGAAAAAGTTAGAGAAGCAAAAGGTGGCGGTAGTTCACATAATTTATTTAATATTAAGGCAGGTAAAAGCTGGAAAGGCAATGTATCGGCAAGACCTGCAACAGATGACCCTAGTTATTTCAAAGCATACTCAACAGATGCCGCAAGCATTTTAGATATGGTAGCTTTAATGAAAAGCAAGCGCTATGCTGCTGCTATGGCAAATCCTAAAGATACTGCTGCAGTATTACAGGGATTACAAGATGCAGGATATGCAGGTGAATCTAAAGATTGGGCAGATTTGATTTTAAAATCGTTAGGTGCCAAATCAACTAAGAAGCCAGCCAAAGCTACTACCTCAAATAAGGAAATTGATCCACAAGCAATAGCTAATGTAGCTATACGTAAGCAAGAGATAACTTCAAAATATAAAAGCGAAATTGATAAATTCTCTGAAATAAGAATGAATTTTGGAAGTGATATTAGAGGTGCTTTGGTCAAGGCAGGCACAATTGATCAAGATTTAGCTAATCAATTAGGTGACGAATCTGTCAATTATCTTGAAACTCTTGCAAGAAGAATAGCTAATCAGACAGATTATATTAAAACTGCGGCTAGCAATAATCAGCCAGTAGATGAATATATTGCTGCTTTGGATAAAACATTAACTTCAAAGACTGCTTATTTAGAAGGGTTTAATGCATTAAGAGATTTAAAAGTTTCACCACAAAATCAAGCTGATGAATTTAGAAAAGGTTCTAAAAATAATATTTCTTTATATCTTTCTAGATTTGGAAAAATGAGTGATGAAGCTGTTGGATACTTAGATAAAATCCAAATGAAGCAAGCTGAAGCATTAACTGATCAATTAGTAGATGCTGAAACGCGTTTAAAAGCTGCTAAAGATGAAAATAAAGAGACTGTTGATTTACAAAGAGAAGTTGATAATTTAAATGATAAGTTAAAAGATCTTGGCGATGCTGCACAAACTGCTGCTAAAATGGCAGAAGATGCAGGTAAAACATTTGCAGCTAATACTACTGGAACATTTAAAGATGCCTTTAAAGGTATGTTGCTAGGTGAAGCAGACAAAGATAAAACGCCTTTCCAAACATTTGTAAAGAAACTTAAAACAGGTCTTAAAGATCAGTTGGCAGAAATGTTTACTAACTCAATGATGAATTCTTTTGAGTTAGGCAAGGGTGGAAGTATTACTAAGTTACTTGAAAAGGGTGGAAAATTAACATCTTCTGCTTTCAGTGGAATTGGCAATGGCATTAAAGACACATTATCAGGCAATATGACTTGGGATAAATTCTCCGGAGGAATTAGCAGCTGGTGGAATGACCTTACATCATCAACAGATACTGCCAATAAAACACCTGAAGTAAGATTTGACGATGCTACTGTTAGATTTGATAAAACTGTAGATAAGATTATTGCAGCTGTTAATGGCGCAGGTGTAGGTGGAACTGCTAAAGAATCTAGTAGCGCACTAGGCGCTGTTTCTGCTCTTGGTCCAACAGCTCTTAAAGGTATTGCAGCGCTAACAAAAGGTGGAATGTCTAAAGAAGACATTAAAACATTTACTGAATCAAGTAGTCTCAATAAACTATCTTTAGACGCAATAGGTTCTCCAAGCACTGCAGACGGCTTTTCAGAAGGTGCTTTAGCAAGTATAGGTTCGACTAAACAAGGTGCTCAAGCTCTTGAAATTGCAGCTGCACAAAAATCAGAAACATCTTGGTGGAGTGATATGTTCTCCTCTAAAGAAGATGTGTCTCAATATGCTAGTGGCTTACATATGCCCGGTGAGACTAACACTTATGGTGAAGCTTTACCCGAGACTTCATGGCTGGATGATATTGGTAAGTTCTTTACTGATATTAAATGGAGTGAGCTGTTTAGTTGGTTGCCCGGTATGGCAACAGGCGGTCAAGTCAGTGGTGCTGGAACAGGGACATCTGACTCTATCCCTACATTATTATCTAATGGCGAATTTGTTGTTAATGCTAAAGACACTAAAAAGAATAGACATATCTTAGAAGCTATTAATAACGGCTCTATTGTTAGAAGAGCTGCCGGTGGCTTTATGGGCGCATTAGGCACTGTTACACCTGTGCTAGGGATGGGCGCTAACTTAATTAATCAATTTACTGGTAATGACGCTAATTCTAAATTACTTAAAGCTGCTGAACATTTAGAAAGAGCAGCTAAGGCTTTAGAGAATGCCGTTGGTAATGGCGGACTAGGTGGTGCAACTGATGCGATGCAAAATGCTTCAAAACAAACCAAAGACTCAGCAGATAGTTTCTCATCATTCTTTAAAGGCAGTGAAAGCGGCCCTAATGCAAATGGTGTAACTAATGGATATGCAGCTGATGGCACTGATCTAGCTTACCCCTTGACAGGCATGATATCTGGTGCGGATATGAATGCACCTTCTGCAATTACTCAAGGTATTGCTGATACAAGTGGCTATGGATCAGGGACAATAGAACCATTATTGCCTGCAAGCAATCCGGCATCTAGTGGTTTTATTGGACCACGACAAGGTGCAGATCAACAAGGATTCTTAGATTCTATTGCAGATTCTTTCTCTAATTTCTTTAGTAAAGAAGGCGCGGGAGGCTCAATATGGTCAAGTTTTACTGAGCTATTAGGCGGTGCAGATGGTAAAGGCGGTTTGTTTGGTGGTCTGATGCATATGTTTGACGGTACTGGCGCTGGTGCAAGCACTGGGGGCGGTGGCGGAATACTAGGAAGTATGTCAGGCGGTGACGGCATTATGGGATTCTTTGGTAAGATAGGTAACTTTTTTGGTAACATTGGTGGTGCCGCAACAGGTGGCAGTATTAGCGGATCGGGTACAGGTACTTCAGATTCAATACCTACAATGTTATCTAATGGTGAGTTTGTTGTAAATGCAGCAGCTGCTTCAAAGAATTTAGGTATGCTACATGCTATTAATAGTGGAAAAGTTCAACACCATAATTTAGGAGCATTTCTTGGGCCATTAGGATCAATAATGAGTATTGCATCTTCTGCTAAAGGTTTTGCAGATGGTCCAGCGGAAGCAGCTGGCGGTGCCGCTACTGGCGGCATTATGGGAATGATATCAAAATTCTTAGGAATGTTTAGCGGTCTTTTTGGTAAACTCTTTGGCGGTGCTGGTGGCGGTCTCAGTAGTATGTTTGGTAATTTATTTGGTGGTGGTGGGGCAAGTCCATTAGGCGCTGCTGGTGATGCATCAATGGCCAATATGTTCTCAGGTTCAAGCTTAGGGCTATCTTTTGCAAGAAAAGGCGGATTATTCTTAGCGGGTGGCGGTCAAGTAAGTGGACCAGGAACAGGAACTTCAGATTCCATACCTGCTATGCTTTCACATGGTGAATATGTAATAAATGCTGCTGCTACTGCACGACATAGAGATTTATTACATCAAATTAACAGCGGAAGAGTTCCTCAATTTGCAGCTGGAGGTATTGTAGATGCGGCTGCTCCTGTTATGACAGTACCTATTGCAGGTAATATAAAACAATCATCAAGCATTTCTGCTTCTAATAAAGGGCAGCAAGTGATTAATTTAAATATAACGGGCGACATCTCACGTCAAACTAAGTCTGAAATCTATAAGATGATGCCTAGTATTGCTGATGGCGTCAATTCGCAAAATAAAGAAAAAGGATATAGAAGATAATGGCATACGGTATCTTAAATGACGCAGGTAGTTTGATTGCAACTTTCGTTGTTCCAATGACGATTAGAAGCAACCAACCAATGTTTGTTTCAGATACCCTTTCATTAAAAAGAGCATTATATCAAAGAGCGGCACAAAGATGGGAGCTGGAAACTAAACTGGCTCCCCAGAATAATACTGCTCACGAGTTAATGACTAATTTAATTGTAAAAGGGTTTTCACAAACATTTAAAATATTAATGCCCCAAAATATGGGTGCAAAAAATTCACGAACAGCTACTCCTGATATAACTGTTAAAACAACAACTGCAGCAACTAATACTCAAATACCTTTACAGGGTGTTGGTGCAAATTCTCCACATATTGGTAAAGTCATTCCAATGGGCACTTTTATTAATTTTGGAGGTGTTGGAAAGGTTTATATGCTTACTCAAAGTATTACACTCAATGTTGAGACAATGACAGCGTACATTTATCCTGCATTACGTACACAAGCTGCACAAGGCGCAATAATGTATTATAAAGATGATGTTAAAATGAATGTAAAATATGATACTGATGTTGTAAGAGGAATGGTTTATGAAGATGGTATCCTTATGGATAATGGTGTTATTAAATTAATTGAGGCTTTGTAATGATTCAATTCAGTGATAACATAAAAAGTAACTTAGAAGCAGATACAATCGAAGCGTTTTACATGATTAAAATTCTTAATCTTGACAATACTCCATTATATTCTACAACAAGTTTTTACACTGATATACAATTAGTTGATAATGGTGGAACATCTTTGGCAGGGCATTTGTATGCATCTGATGGCACGCTTGTGAGTGTTGATCCGCCACAAGCGTCTACTTCTGTAGATAGAGAACAATACAAAATAGCATTTGCGGATCCAGCTTTTAGTAAGAAAGCTAATATTGAAAATAATTTAATAGGAAGATACATTGAATGTAGAATTGGTGTTGTTGATCATTTATCAGGAAAACCTTTATTGAATATTTTAGATACAGTTATTGCATATAAAGGCCGTGTAGAGTCTGTAAGTATGTCAGTAAAAACTGGTGGCCTTGGAGAACGTATTATTCAAATTACTGGATCAAGCCCTATGCGTAATTTAGATATGAAAAATTCTGTGTATATTAGTAGAGATAACATGCGTAAAAATGACCCTAGTGATACTAGCTGTGATCAAATTTACGATGGTTCATCTAGCGTTACATTAAAATGGGGTAAAGGATAATGGTTGTTACTAGTCAAGTGTTAATGGTATTATCATTTGTAATGGCAGTGGCGCAAATGATTTACCAATTAGTTTCTGCAAAGAAGCCTGCAGCTCCTGATAATAGCGCTGCTGAGGCCCGTAAAGGCTATGAAATGGTTGTAGATGGCAAGCCTGATAACTTGCCAGTTGTGTATGGTAGAGCAAAAGTTGGTGGTGTTAGAACTTTCCACGCTACTTCAAGTGAATTTTTAATGCCAGAGACTACAAGTGCAAATAAAGTTTGGGCAACAGGTATAAGTAAAGATGTAGCTCAAGAAGTTGTAATAGATATTAGTTTAATGTTCTGGGATGAAGAAGCAGGTGTATTAAGGCCTGGCGAGTATTTAAGAAATTCAGATGGGACTATGGTATACGATAGTGAGAACAACCCTATTGTTGTTGCAAAGTCAGAAACAATGATTTCTAAAAATTCAACACAATTAGATCAAGATTATAAAGTTGGTCATAGAAATCAGTTTTTATTCTTTCAACAAGCTTTTTGTGTAGGCGAAATTGAGGAAGTTGTTGATGTAATAATGGATGAATCCAAATATTTAGATGATCCAGGTTTAGGGACTTATGGTTGGGTTCCATTAGGGAATAGCTACACTGCTGATCAAGCGCCTGAGAAACATAAATGGCTCAAGCCAGAATTTCCTAGATCTGCATTACGTATAGATCTGCACTATAGAGAAGGTAAAGATCCAACAGGCGTAACAGATATAGGTTTTGGTGTTTCAGATAATGTATTAACTAAAAACTTTCCTGAAACTATCAATTCAAGATTTGGTGGGCTATCTTATGCATCTGCATGCTTTAGACTAGATAGAGACGATCCACAATTCAATGGTGTACCTAATTTACAATTTTTGGTAAAGGGTAGAAGAATTAAAACAATTACTTCTTCTTATACTTTGAGTACTGAGAATATTTACTCAAACAATCCTGCATGGTGTTTACTAGATTATCTTACAAGTAAAGAATATGGTGCTAAAGTAGATTTTGAAACAGAAATTGATGCTAAGAGCTTTTATGATGCGGCTAATGTTTGTGACGCTATTGTACAAAGAGACGTGGCTGTAGGTGGCAAAATCTGGAAACCCACAGATAAATCGTTTGCTGTTGCTAAAAGAAATTTACCTTTGTACGAATGTAATATATTGGTAGATACTAAAAAATCAGTAAGAGATAATATTGAATTAATACTTGGCACTATGGCAGATGCGCGATTAGTTTGGGCCGGTGGCAGATATAAATTAAGTTTGCAATATCCTAATGTTAAAACTGTTAATGGTGAATTTGTTGTAGCAAATTCTTCAAATTCACATATTACGGAGGCTGTTACACTGACAGATGATGATCTAGTTCTTGATCAAGATGTAGAAATAACATGGCCTTCTGCAAGTGAAAGATTAAATCATTGTACTGTTAAATTTCATAATGAAGCTGAAGATTTTAAAGAAGATTCAGCAAGTTGGCCACCAAAAGTTACTTCTACAGCTTTAAGAGGCATAGGTGGAACAAAGTATCCTGCTGCAGATTATAGTTGGAATGAAGAAAGCGAAGGAGGACGATTCCTAAATAATTATGGTGTTTGGTCAGGTACATATGAGTCTACTGAATTACAATATTTATTTATTGTAAGAAAAGAAGATGTTCTTGCTGGTGGTGGAAACAATTTTACATTAGAGTATACTGCGGATAGTCAAATATCTATTGAAATTTTATATTCAGAAAGTACAACTGTAAAAGTACCATTGGCTACTTATTCAGATAAAACTAAAGTTAAGAAAGTTACGGGGTTGAATTTTGGTAGTACACAAACAGATATGTATTATGTAATTAAAATTAACGCAAGCAACGTAGACGGTTATTCGGGAAATTCTAGTGCTAAAAATGATAAAGGCGTTGCAGCAAAAATATCAATGGGTACTAGCAGAGTTTTGTGGACTACACGAGATTTTGCATACACTTCTGTTACAAACGAAGTTTTAAATAAAGCTTTGTATGAAGGTTATAAGGCAGTAGATGCAAATTTAGAACTAGAAATGGAGATTTTTGCAGATGGTATTACAGATAAATATCATGCATTAGCACGTGCAGAGGAATTAGTACGAACAAGCAGATCTGCATACACCATTAAATTTAAATATTTGTTAAAAGATGTTTATTTAGAGCCTGGTGATTTTGTAAAATTAAATAGTGAAACACTTCAAATATTAACAGATGGAAATTCTTCAAATTACTTTAGAGTTAATTCAGTAAAAATTGGAGAAGACAGTACTTGTGAAATTACAGCGCAACATTTTAATTACGATCAGCTTGCTTGGTCTACTAAAAATAATGAATGGACAACTCCGCCAAATTATAATCCTCAGCAAAAAGCTGGTCCAACTGGAATTAAATTTTCGCATAGTACAAATATTACAGCTGATTCCAGTGGTACGTTAGAATGGGATCCTGTAAACTCAGCTAAAGTGAAATATTATATTATTTCAATGTATATTGCAGAAGGTGAAAAAGATATTTATTTACAGAATTATAATACTAATATCATTCCAATTTTTAACCAAATAGGACAATCTACAGATACTATTTTTGAATTGCCAATTATTGCTGCGGATAATGTACTGTTTTCTATTAAAGCAATTTTTGAAGATGGTTCAAGTTCACTACCCTCATATTCTAGTGAAAATGAATTCACTTATTTAAGAATAGCTTCATACACTTTTGAAGGATTAGATATAAGTGTAGCAAATTCAATCATGACATGGACAGCATCTAGCTTATCTAGAGATGGAAATTTACAATATCAATTAGCTGGCGGTACAGCTACTTGGAATGGCTTTGATAATTTATATTTATATTTAGATATTAAAGTTGCGCCTAATGTAATAAAATCAACGTCAAATGTTGCAGACCTTTTAAATCAAAAAGAAATTGCTGTGTACAAAGGAGGTAGTAATTTAACAACTTTACTAGATAATGTAGAGGCTCCTGTTAAATTAAATGTGAATTCTCTGCAAAAAATAGAAACAGTTGATGGTGTCCCTACATATATATTTGAAGGTAGTGATGTATTATTGCAATGGGAATGCGATCCTAAAACATTAAAAAATCCAAGTAAATTCAAAGGTTACCAAATTATATTTAGTAAAATGGATAATACAGTTGTATTAACAAGGGATTTAAAACCATCTGGAGTTAAAACAAAATTTGGATCATATAACTTTACTATAGAAGCTAATATAGACAAATTCTTAACAGCAACTCGTCAATTTAAAGTTAAAATTTATTCAACAACTTCTAGTGGTGGTACGTCTATTTCGCCACTTGCTGCAATTATTACAAATAAAGTACCGCCAAAATTAACTTTAGAGTCAGAAATTTCATATAAGTCCGTATTCTTAAAAGCTGCAGACACATCGGAATTAGATATCACTGGATATATTTTCAAACGTTACGCAAGTGAAACAGCTTTAACTCCTTTAGATACGGTAGTTTCTAAAAATAATTACTTATATTATAAAGTAGTACCGTCTACTCCATTTTGGTATACAGTAACCGCTAAAGATGATTTTGGAGAAGGCCAAGAAAGTGCGAAAGTTAAAATAACAGCTTCAGGCGAAATAGCACATGTTGTTACACTAACAAGTAATAAAAATTATATTATTTACAAAGCAGATGGCAGTAAAAAGACTGCAAACGAAAATATAACATTTACAGCAAGATTAAACGAAGGCGCAATATCTGATTATTATTTTAAATTTATAGTAAATGGTAGCCCTCAAGTAACTAATATTGCTAATAGTGCATTGACATACACACCTTCAGCAACATATGCTGCTTTTGGTGAATACGAAACTAACTATTTTAATGTTGTTGTTGAATTATACAAGGCAGAGGATCATACTGTATTATTAGCTTCTGATGTTCTAAGAGTATATGCTTTGAAAATGGGTAGTGGTGTTATCCAACCAATTCTTAGCAATATGTATCAATCGCTTCCTGTTGGAATAGATGGAACTGTTGATATGTCAAATTCAGGCGCAAATCTTCAAGTATTTTACGAAGACAGTCCAATGACATATCTTGAAGATCTTGGTATTCTTACTTCTGGGCCAAATAATTCCTTTACTTGCTATGCTGTATATGCTGAAAATATTCTACCAGATCCACCAGATGTTTTAAAATCAATAGATGGCAAGTCCGCATATACAGATCAATATAAAAGTTTTTCACAAAGATATGGAAAAGCCACTATCCAATTTAATTTAGCAATTAAAAATTATTTTGGAGTTGTTTCTTATCAAGCAGTAACTCAAACATTGTTTAAGCAATTTGCATCAGATGAAAAAGCTGATATACAAAATGCTATAAATACTGCAATATCTGTAATAAGTAATAATGGCAATCCCTTACAAACACCAACTTTTAATGCGCCACCAATTATTTACAGTAATCCTGCAAACACTAGCACTAGTACTGAAATATGGAAATTAACAAAAGACAATGGTAAATTTGATGGGACTGTAAGATGGTCTTATGGTGGAGAAATTTCTAGTATAACAGGGTTTGGTTTTTGTTATATTATTTCTGAAAAAGATTCCCAAGAAGATCTAACAATTGAAGGAGTAATCGCTAATGAAAATTTTAAAACATTTACTGCTACTACTACATCTTATACAATAAAAGATCTTGGAACTGATAAATATACCTGCGCTTATATATTTGCGTATAGAAATATAGCTGCTTCAACATACGATCTAATTGCGGAAAACGAAAGACATAGAAATCAGACATCATATTGGGCAGTTTCTTATATAGCAAGAAGTCATCCTAATGGTGAGTTATCACAGCCTCTTGACAGGCTGGCTATTAATGCTGATCTAAAATATGGGGATAAATTAATCCCAGCTTCTGTAGTTGCAGACATAGCTGAGGACTATGATGCAGACAATAATAGTCTTGATACGCCTATTTTAACACAAGCTTCTGATTTTGATATTTCTTATGAAAATCCCCATCCAGATGGTACTATCGATATTATATTTAAATTTTCATACGCTGGAGATTTAGATGAAATAGACGGTTTTGCTATTTATGAAGGATTATGGTCTAACGGTAATACAGTTGTTCCTGCCTGGACTCCAGCTCAGATATATGACAGTGCTGCTGCGCATTATATAACAAAAGAAGATTTTGACGGTATTGCATCTGATTTTTATATTAAAATATTAAATGCGCAAGCTATAATGTTTAGAACATTTGCAATTGTACCATATAGAATAGTAAGTTCAAAAACAATTGCAGCGCAATATAAAACAAATGTTACAACATTGAACAACCCGTTGCTTCCTGCTAGTGCTTGTTTGTCTGTTAAAAATGGCAAATCGGTTTGTTTAGGTCCAGTTACAAAAACTACAGGTCAAGGAGGTTTGTGGAATAGTTCTGGAACTCTTTGGCAAGCAATGACAAAAGCTGTATTTGACGGTTATGTTCAAACTACTGCAGGTTTATTATCAGTATCTAAGCAAATATACGATTTTAATATAACAAACACAGGCTATGTGGCAGATGTAACAACCCCCATTGCACCTATTACTACAACTTCAATGGCCTTAGAGGGCGCAACAACTCCTGATAAGGTTGATGTTATTTGTAATTGGACATATGATGCAAATGACATTGATGGTGTTGATGGTTTTATTGTAACATTATATACTATTGCAAAAACAGGGACTGATTCTATAGTAACCACTTTGCCAAAGATTGATAGTGCATTTACAGGTAGTTGGGTAAGTACTTCAATAACAGAAAGAACTTATAGATTTACAGATCTTCCGACAGCAAATTATTATAATTTTATAGTATTCCCATATCGTATATTGAGTGATACAACATATGCACTTCCAGCAAATGCAACCAAACGGTCAACTTTATCATCAGGCGGGATTTATAGATACAGTTATCCATTTTTATATCCAGCATATATTGCAGGTTCTCCTACTAATCAAAAATATTCTAGAGCTAATACGCAGGGTGTCGTTGAACCGCCTTCAAGAAAAAGAGGCGATTATTGGCTAAATACTTCCAATACTACAATAAATAGTGCAGCTCCTTTTAGGATAGCAATATATAATGGGACAAGCTGGAATACTTTAACTGCTGATGAAATTGCGTTAAAAGAAAAGGCTAATTACGCAGCATTATTATATGAAAGCGCAACAGAACCATTTAATGAAATTGGCTATCTATGGAAAAATACTAATAGTAAGGCGGTATCAGGTGTTGATTCTTTAGAAACGGTTACATGGGAAGCTGTATCTGGATTATGGGTACCTTATGGCAAGGGGCGTACATTAAACATGACAGTGGGTAGCCAAGCCTTACGTGCTTCAACATATCCACTAGAAGGTAATTACTTTTTAACAGATGGCACGGGAACACGTACTTTGTATTTAGCAAGAGATGGTGCATGGAGAGCAAAAGTTGATTTAGCGTCTACTGAGTATGGTACAACACTACCTGCTACTACGACTAATATTTTAAATTTCCTTGTATTTACAGCACCTAAAGCAAATACCACTACAACTGCTATTCCTAAATTTTACAAACGTCTTAACAATTCTGCAGCATGGGGAACTGCGGTTAATCTAACAGATAAAAAGAGAATTGATTCTCCAACTAAACCAACACCAGTGTAAGGATAATTATGACTGAATATATAACAGCCGGAGATAGCTGGAAAAATACTGGCAGTACTATAACAGATTTAAATACTGTTATTCCAGCAGGTGCAACAGCATTATGGACAGGATCTAACTGGGTACTTACAGATTCACCAACAACAATTAGCGCTACTGCGCCATCTAATCCGGCAGATGGCCAGCAATGGGTGGATTCCAGTGTAACTCCAAATGTATTAAAAATATATCATGAATTTCCAACTCAAGGTTGGTTGGAAATATCTACTAGTGTAAAGAAGGGCACTGATATTGGCATGGATGATGGTGCAACTAGAAATAGCTTTACAGGGGCATGGGTAGCAGAGCACGATTACAGAAAAGGTGATATTGTAACAAACACTAACGGTGATAGCTGGTCATGCGATATTACTCATACATCTAATGCAAATAATGCACCACCTGCTGATGGGTCTATAACTGTAAGTAATTCTTATTGGAAATTACTAGCTGCAAGAGGTGCGAAAGGTAATAATGGTCAGGGTAAGGTGAAAGGAATTAGTTTCTGTAGATATACTACGGTGCCTAATGCACCATTGTCTACAGATGGTTCTTTTACTTCACCTAATGCTTCTAGTGCAATTACAACAGGGAGTTCTCCTAATATTGTAACTGTAACCGGTAATACATGGTCTGATGGTATTCCTATTGGCACTGCTCAGTTATATATGACAACTCGCCTATTTACAAGTGATGGTGTTGGTCAAGGGGACTGGACTACGCCTGTAGCTATATCTAATACAGGTGACACGGGACCGGGTAGTAAATTAAGGTATATCTTTAGCGCATCCACTAGTGCAACAGCTCCTGCACTTCCAGCAACCAATATAACTGCAAATACAACTGATTGGAGCTTAACAGGATCATCCACTGCAAGGTGGATGAGTGTTCAAGTTAATGTATTAAATGCCACTAATACAGCGGTATTAACTTATGGTGACTGGTCTACGGCAGCTTTAATTAAAGGTGAGAAGGGTGATACTGGCCAAGGTCAAGTTAAAGCTATTAGTTTTTGCAGACACACTTCAGCACCTAATCCCCCTTCAGTTGGTGATGGTTCTTTTACTACACCTAATGCTTCTGGTACAATTACAACAGGTAGTTCTCCTAATATTGTAACTGTAACTGGTAATACATGGTCTGATGGTATTCCTATTGGCACTGCTCAGTTATATATGACAACTCGCCTATTTACAAGTGATGGGTTAAGCCAAGGTGATTGGAGTATTCCGGCAGCTATTTCTAAAGATGGGATAACAGGTAAAGGTACTAAATTACAATTTAGTGCTACTAATAGTGGGGAAAACAGCTGGCATGATACGCCTCTTTCCACTGATTTATATATGCGCAGTGGCGTTACAACAGATGGCACCACTTACACATACTCTGGTTCAGTAACTATTAAAGGTGAGAAGGGAGACTCCGGTACAAGCCCAATAAATGCAGTATTAAGTAATACTTATCAGGGAATTCCGTGTGATAAAGATGGAACGCCTCTAACAGGAGCTTTCAATACTGCGACTACAACAATGCGTGTATATAGGGGCAGTACTGAGATTACGTCTGGGTGTACATTTAGTGTTACTAAAACTTCCTCCATTACCCTTGATACGTCTGTAGGCTATTCAACAAGCAATACCCAAATTGTAACCGGATTATCTGCATCTACAGGCAGCGTTACAATCACTGCAACTGAAACTGCAACAAGTCTAACCGTTAGTACTGTATTTTCATTAGCTAAACAATTACAAGGTCCGCAGGGTAACGTAGTAAATGGTACAGATGCTGTTTTATATGAATTAACATCAGATAGTTTTACTTCCGTAAGAAGTTTAACAAATACATATTCTCCAGCTTCTATTACATTTTCATCTTTTAAAACTATTGGAAATGGCGCAAAAACAGCTAATTCAGTGTATTGGCGAATCTATTCGGATAGTACAGAAATTGGCACAACAACCGACGCGGCAGCTCTGTCGTCTACTACAAAAGTTGTGACACTTAGCGGGACACCTGGGTTTATAACAGCTAAGATATATTCAGCTAATACAAGGCTTGCAGCTTCATTGATTGATATACAGATAGTGACTATTGTACCAGCTGGTCCAAAAGGTGATAATTCTACTACTAAAGGTGATACTGGTGATTCTGCAGTTCGTGTGTATCGAGGAGCTGCGACAAACACTCAACCTGGACAACCTACTGGAAATTATAGCACTATTACGTCATCAGGAACTGCAGTAGACACATGGTATCAATCGCCTGTTA